TAAAAACCAAAAGACCGCACTTGTTGAAATAAAGTCAGATGACAAGGCAAAGTTCACAGCAGCGCAACAAGCATTTATGTTGAATTGGCGTGGGTCAACAGTAGCTCGAATCCACGATATAGAAGGTGCGATAAATCTAGTAAAATTGCTTGAAAAATCGTAAAATAGTATTATTATTCGTAGTGTATTAACCCCATCTTAAAGGATAAATCATGGGCAAAATGGACAGCAGCAAAGGTATTCCACTATCAACTGGCGATAAGCTACCAAAAGGTGCAGATGCTTCTGATACCTCTGGCGAGCGTAAAGGCGTTAAACTAGTTGGTGGCGTCGGCATGGGAAAAATGGATTCTATGGGATCACGCCCAATCAGCCACGCTGGAAACTTTGAAGGCAAACTTGGTGAGTTGAATGACGGCAATATGGGTGAGCGTGAGTGCTACAGCCATAAGCGCATGGGTCACGACCAAGACGATAAGTAATAAAACTACAGCCCATAGCTCTCGGTAAAGGGCTACAGGCTGTATGACCACAACAATAGGGTAATATTGAGATGGCTGATGAAATTGTAACTTTTAAACCTCTGGGGGACAAGATTATTGTCCGCCCAGATGTTCGTGTTTTAAGCTCTGTCTTAATTGTGAATAACAAAGAAGCTGAGAACATGGGAACTGTAGTAGCGGTAGGCCCTGGCAAGAAGTTATCGGCAGATCGTAGAGAAGCAATGCCAATTCAAGTGGGGGCGAGAGTCCGTTTTGGCACAATGAACGATGATCCCAAAGAGGAATATCTAAAGTTCACTAAGATAGACCACGAGGGCGAGAAGTGTTTGTTGCTTTCATGGCAAGATATATGTTGGGTTGAACAGGAAAATGAATAATGGCAACTAAACCTGGTCTTTATGCGAATATCCACGCTAAACAAGAGCGCATTAAGCGTGAAAAAGCTGAAGGTAAGCCTGTAGAAAAGATGCGTAAAGTAGGAGCTAAAGGCGCACCTACCAAGCAAGCATTTATTGACTCTGCTAAGACTGCGAAGAAGAAATAATGGCTAATAAACACGATAAACCTATTCCGCATAAGACTACAGGCAAAGGCAAAACCTATAACCCTACAGAAAAGGGCGCAGGAATGACCGCCAAAGGTAGAGCTGAATACAATAAAAAGAATGGTAGTGATCTAAAAGCACCAGCACCAAACCCAAAGACTGAGAAAGATAAGGGTCGTAAGGCATCATTCTGTGCAAGAATGGAAGGCGTAGTAAAGAAAGCAAAAGGCCCAGCAGAACGGGCTAAAGCTAGTTTAAAGAACTGGAATTGTTAAGGGGAATAGAGATGATTGTAAAGTTTAAAGAGTGGCTTTGTAAAGTTCTAGGCCCAAAGCCTAAGCCATCTAATCAATGGCATTTTCCTGTAACCGAGGACTTTGAACCACGCAAAGCAACAATTAAAGCAAAACCCGCCTTGAAGAAGGCAACAACCCGAAAGGAAAATACTATGCCATTAAAGAAATCTGCAAGCCCAAAAGCATTTAAAGAGAATATCAAGACTGAAGTTAAAGCTGGTAAACCAGTAAAGCAAGCTGTCGCTATTGCATACGCTGAGAAAAACGCTGCCAAATCAAAGAAAGCTAAAACAAAATGATTAATATCAATCTAGAAATCGCAGAAGTAGAAGCAGTCCTAAAACACATTAGTCAGCAAGCCTATGCTGATGTAGCAGGACTAATTGCAAAGATTCATGGACAAGCAGTTCCTCAAGTAGCTGCAATCCAAGCTGCTAATCCACCTGTTGCGGAAATACAACAGTCCGAAAGCGTTGCGCCAATACAACAGTGAAAATAGAACAACGGCCTATTGAAGCCTTAATTCCTTACATTAATAACAGCCGTAAACACTCTGATGAACAAGTGGCTCAAATTGCAGCCAGTATTAAAGAGTTTGGCTGGACTAATCCTATATTGGTGGATGGCACTAACGGCATTATTGCTGGTCACGGCAGGCTATTGGCTGCTCGTAAGCTGGGCATGGATAAAGTGCCTGTTATCGAGCTGGCACACCTATCTGATACTCAAAAGAAGGCTTTAATTATTGCCGACAACAAATTGGCTTTAAATGCTGATTGGGATACCGAATTACTGCAAATAGAGTTAAAAGAGTTGTTGGCTGATGATTTTTCATTAGATTTGCTTGGATTTGATGCTAAAGAGCTAGATGCCCTTTTAAACGCTATAGAACCGACCATAGGGCTAACAGATGAAGATGCTGTGCCCGACGTGCCAGAAGAGCCAAAAACCAAGCCTGGCGATATATATGTGCTTGGCAACCATAGGCTAATGTGTGGCGATAGCACAAATTTAGAACAAGCAGAAGATCTGCTTGAAAATCAACCTGCTGATATGGTTTTCACTGATCCTCCCTATAACGTGGATTATGGAAACTCCAACAACCCTAGACACAAATCTCGTCAAATTATGAACGATAAGATGAGTGATTCTGATTGGGATTCTTTTGTAAGCGATTACATCACGGTTTTGTTAACCTATTGCAAAGGTAATATTTATATTGCTATGTCTGATAAAGAATTAGGTCACATGCAACTTACTTTTGAAAAATTAGGTGGAAAATGGGCTAGTTTTATTGTTTGGGTTAAAGATAGGCTTGTTTTAAGTGCAAAAGACTATCATTCAAGACATGAAACTATTCTTTATGGATGGAAAGATGGAATATCTAACAGATTAAGAGTTGAAGATAGAAAAGAAACCGATGTATGGGAGATTAAAAGACCCGGAAATTCGGCTTTGCATCCAACAATGAAGCCTGTAGAGCTGGTCGAAAGAGCTTTAACCAATAGTAGTAAATCAGGAGATGTTGTTCTTGATCTTTTTGGCGGTTCTGGAACAACTATGATTGCTTGTGAGAAAATGGGAAGAAAATCAAGGCTTATGGAGCTTGATCCTAAGTATTGTGATGTTATTGTGAGGCGTTGGGAAGAATTCACAGGCAAGCAAGCTATATTACTTTCGGACATATAAAAGATAAAAATGCAGGGCGTAGAACATATTCCAACCGATGACAGCAGAAAGCTAGTGCGAAACCTAGCTGCTATGGGAACACGCTTTGTCGATATAGCCCATAAGCTAGATATAACCGATGACACGCTAAGAAAGCATTACAAGCCTGAATTAGAGGATGGGCGCATAGATGCCAACGCTCAGATAGCTAATACTCTGTTTCAAAACGCTAAATCAGGAAATATGACGGCTGCTATCTTTTGGTTAAAGACTAGGGCTGGCTGGAAAGAAACACAAGTCACCGAGCTTACAGGCGAAGATGGTGGGCCAATAAAGGGCTTAGAGGTTCGGTTTGTCAAGCCAGAATAGCGTTTCACCACAGCTTAGGCAGTCTTTGGCGGGGGTAGAGTTCCCTTATAAGCTGCAATTCCTCTTTGAGCCTATGCGTTATAAATGCGCTTGGGGTGGGCGTGGATCAAGCAAATCTTGGTCGTTTGCCCGTGCTTTGTTGGTATTGGGCGTAAAACAACCCACCAGGGTGCTATGCGCTCGTGAGTTTCAAAACTCTATTAGCCAATCTGTTCACAAATTATTATCAGATCAAATTATTGATTTAAGGTTGGAATCGTTTTATGAGATCACGCAGAACACCATTCGAGGGCAAAACGGCACAGAATTTGCGTTTGTTGGGCTTAAAAACAACGTGGCAAACATTAAGTCCTATGAGGGTGTGGATATATGCTGGGTCGAGGAGGCACAGAGCGTATCTAAAACATCGTGGAACATTCTTATACCTACGATCCGAAAAGAAAATTCGGAGATTTGGGTCACATTCAACCCAGAGCTTGAAACAGATGAAACCTATCAAAGGTTCGTTGTATCACCCCCTGAAAACTGTAAGAGCGTTAAAGTTAATTGGCAGGATAATCCCTGGTTTCCAGACACGCTTAAATTAGAAAAAGATGCATTAAAAGCTAGAGATATTCAAGCCTACAACACAGTCTGGGAAGGCTTATGCCGTCAGACAGTAGATGGTGCTATCTTTGCCAAAGAAATGACTATGGCAGAGCTAGATGGGCGCATAACCAATGTGCCTTACGATCCTATTAAACCCTGCCATGTTGTATTCGATCTCGGTTGGGCCGATGCAACGGCATTTTGGGTTGTTCAGTTTATAGGCATGGAAACCCGCCTTATTCGCTACTACGAGAACAATCAAGAAACAATTGCTCATTATTTAGCTAAAATTCAGTCTTATGGATATGTTGTTGACACTATTTGGCTGCCCCACGATGCTGGAAACAAAACTCTGGCATCAAACGGCAAGAGTATTGAGGAAATCGTGAGAGCTTCAGGGTATAACACTAGAGTTATTGAGCGAACACCAATCGTTGATTCTATTAATGCTGCCCGAATGATGTTTAATAAATGCTGGTTTGATAAGA